GAATACCAAAAGACTTCCAAGATATACATAAGATGTGGAAGGACTACAAAGATTTGAATACTCAAGTTGGTATTCATTTCAGATTTACAACAGCAGGTAGTACTTGTCGAGATTTATCTCACCCATTTCAAGTCTTGCGTAAAGGTGAGAATGGTGCTGATAGAGATTTATGGGTAATGCATAATGGGGCAAAGCTACCAACACCAATGATTGATAAGAATAAGTCGGACACCCACCAATTTATTAAGTGGGTGGTAAGACCTCAATTACTTAACAATCCTAACTTACTTTACAATGCAGAGTGGACTGAATCACTTGAGGATTTGATTGGCTCGGACAAGTTATTGTTTCTTGATAGTAAGACCCAAGAGTTTACTATCATTAATCAAGGCGAGGGTAAAGATGTTAAGAATGTAGGTTGGGTATCCAATACTTATTCTATCAGTCGTGGTGTTGGTTATGACTATGACATTGACTTAGGTAAAAAAGTTGTTAAGAAAAAATCTGGTTGGTTATCTGACTATGATATGTATGGTAATTATAATGATAAATATTACAATACAAGTTGGGATAGTAGCCTTGCTTATGATGATAACTTAGATACTGAATATGCTAATGGACAACCATTATCTGATGAGATGTTATGTGATTTAACAGTTGATGAAATGATTGAGGTTGCTGAAAGTAATCCTGTTGGTATGGGAATCTTTGTTCACGACTTATATAACTATGGAAACAACAAAAAATAAGAAAGGAAAACACAATGAAATCAAAGACTTATAAGAAACAAAAAAAACTTATTGACATCTATGATGAGTCTGCTATACTAGATGAAAATGTAGATGAGTTTTTATTTGGACAAGATGATGACACTATTGTTGGTGGAGTCAATAAAGTTGAAGATGAAACTTACGATTAATAAATAACAAAGGAGTATAAAATGAGTGGAGTAAAAAATTGGTTAATGGAAATGCAAGAGTATTCTCATTACTTAATAGACACAATGCAAGTAGATGAAGCAAGAAAAAATTTTGTAAATAAATATGGTGAGTCTCAAGAGCATGTGTTTAATGATGAGTATTCTTTTATGATAGGTGAGGGTTATATATAATGGATACAAGTGTTGAAAATATTATAGGACTTATTATATTTATATATAACATTTTAAATGGAGGATATGGGGCAGTATGAATAAATATACAGTAGTCTGGTTCATGCTTGGATTAGTATGGGCTTGGGGTTTGATTGCAATAGTTGGAGTGATGTTAGATTACAATAAAGAAGTTGCTGACATTTACACAATAGAAAAACAAATACCTAATGCAATTAATACAGTTGAAACAATACCAGTAGAGGTGTATAAACTAGAAAGGGCAGATGATGAGTTGTGAACACCACCAAGAATATCTAGAAAACAAATTAGATATGTGGCGAGATGAAATTTATACTGAGTATGAAAAGTATTTCTCACCAGAAGAAATAGAAATTCTTAAAAGAATAATCTATAACGAGGTAGACATAGAAATCTACAAAGAAAAACTAATTGATTTCTTTAATGAGAATGCTTGTCCGTCAGACGATTTGATAAACATAAAAGATTACAATCATTGTACTGACGGCGATTTACTAGAGAGATTACTAACAGATTTAGGGGCTTAGTATGATAGTCTTTGAACACAACAGGAGGAAAAAAATGGGAGCAGATAAAGCAATAGCAAGGTTAAGATATATTCTTACCGAGTTTAAAGGTCAAAATAATATACCTTATTACAGAATAGAAGATGTCATTAGAGATTTTGATAGAGAGGAAAGCAAAATGCTTGATGCTTTGTATAAAGAAAATGGGAATATATCTTGACTTTTATAAACAATAATGTTATAATGGAGGACTTATGACTAAAAAAGGATTTACAAAATTTGATATTGATTTATCGTATGGACAAATACGAGAGGATAAAGTCAAAGAAATGTTTGAAGATAAAACCATTGAGGTTAAAAGTGAAAGGTCTTGGTGGAGAAAAACTGGAAACATAGCAGTAGAGTATGAGTACAGAGGTAAGCCGAGTGGTATCTATAAAACTGAAAGTGATTATTGGTTTCATAGATTAGAATTAAAAGAGGGTGAGTTTTGTACATTAGTATTTCCTACAAAAGTATTGAAAGGTATTGTAGATAAGTACAAAGATAAACTGACTAAGAATGTTGGTGATAGTAATGCGTCTAAGTGTGTACTAATACCAATTAAAAAAATATTCAACGAAGATTTTTATTCAATGAGTGAGTAATGAAAGAGGACATTGTATTAACTATAATAGCTATTCTTTATATAGTTGTTAGTATATATTTAGGAAACTTAAATGGACTCTTATAAATTATTATTTGGAAAAGACTTTGAAGATTTTGTTAGTGAGTATATATCAAGTTCATTAAAAGAAAAAGATATTGTTGTGCAAAGAAGAACAGTAAAAAAATTATTAAGAGAAGCCCAAACATATTGGACTTTAATAAAGAGAGGAGAAAGACTACATGACTACGATAACAAAGGAAGCTAGAGATTTATTTCATGTTTTAATTAGAGGTGATTTAAATGAAGAGAGTATTGTTTGGTATATACAAACAGTATGGGATTGTTTACCTCAAGTAAAAGTCAAGGATATTCAATACCTTAACTACCTTAAAGAACAAAACAAGAACATCAAAGAGCGTAATCATTTACGAATTGTGGATAACAATAAAAAAGTTCTTGACAATGAAGATGAATCGTGATATAATCTATATAGATTTTTAAAGAGTTATTATTTTAATTATAATAAAAACAATAATAACATTTTAAAATATTTTTAAATAGGATTTTTATATCCTGTTTTTAAATAACCGCATTATGTTGTTGACAAATAAAAAGTTATATGGTATAATGCAAACATTAAATTAACATTAACAAATAACATTAGGAGAAAACATTATGGCTACAGTTCAAGGAAAAGCATATTGGGCATCTATCACTAGACCCAACACAACTTTCGACCCTGTTTATCAGATTGACTTAGCAGTTGATGAAGATGTTGCTAAAGACTTTAGTAGCAAAGGCATTACTGTTAAAGAAGATGAGCGAGGTAAGATTGTTAAATTCAAACGAAGAGTTAATCGTGCAGACGGTACGAGTAACCCTGCTCCAAAGCTAGTAGACTCTGCTAAGAATGCGATTGATGTTCTTGTAGGTAACGGTTCACAAGTGAAAGTTATGTACAAAGAATACGATTGGAATTATGCAGGTAAAGCTGGTGTAGGTTTAGACTTACAAGCAGTTCAAGTTATCGACTTAATCCCTTACGGTGAAGAGTTCGATAAAGTTGATGGCTTTGTTGCAACAGATTCCGTTGATGAATTTTAATTAAGTTAAAATGATTGGGGCGACACAATGGATAACAACAACTTTGTTAAGTATCACATAGCTTGTGATAAGTGTGGGAGTAGTGATGCAAGGAGTGTTAATAAAAACGGTAGTTCTTACTGTTTCTCTTGCAACACTTACTTCCCACCAGAACAAACAAATATAAATGAGGGCGACACAATGGGCATACAAGCAGTTCAAACAAAACCAATAATAATAGAAAACAACGCAGGTACTTTTAGTGCTATCGGCGATAGATGTATCAACGAAGACACAGTTAAAAAGTATGGGGTCAAAGTTATCAGCGACGCAAGTGGCACGATAGACAGACACATCTACCCATACTATGACTCGACTGGTTCTCTTCTAGCTACCAAGACTAGGTATGTGAAGAATAAACAATTCTCGATAAAGGGTTCAACCTCTGACTCTGGATTGTTCGGTCAGCAGTTATACAATGGTGGTAAATATGTTACCATAACAGAGGGTGAGATTGATGCGTTGTCGGTCTATCAATTACTTGGTTCAAAGTATGCAGTAGTAAGCATTAAAAATGGTGTAGCTTCCGCCCTCAAAGATATAAAGAAAAGCTATGATTGGTTAGACCAGTTCGATAACATTGTTATTAACTTTGATAATGATGATGTCGGTAGAGAAGCAAGTAAGAAAGTTGCTGAGTTGTTCGCCCCCTCAAAAGTTAAGATATTAAAACTACCAGAGGGATACAAAGATGCTAACGATTTACTCAAAGCAAACAAGTATCAAGAGTATATTAAGTCTTGGTGGAATGCACCTACTTATGCACCAGATGGTATCATTAAAGGTGAGTCATTACTAGAAGAAGTTCTTGCTCCAGTCGTAAGGTCAACAGTTAATTATGGTTGGCAAGGACTAGACGAGATGACTTATGGTATTCGTAGTGGTGAGTTAGTTACATTCACTGCAGGTACAGGACTTGGTAAAACTTCTATCATAAAAGAATTAGTATACAATCTATTCAAGAATACAGAAGAAAAGATTGGTATGATTATGCTTGAGGAAAGTCCTAAGATTACCGCACTAGATATCATGAGTGTCGAAGCTAATTTACCTTTGCGTAGACCAGACATTCATATGAGTGATGATGATAAAAGAAGATACTTTGACTCTACTGTTGGTACTGGTAGGTTTTATTTCTATAAACACTTTGGTTCTAATTCAGTAGATAACATTGTATCTAGAGTTAGGTACATGGCTAAAGCATTAGATTGTAGATACATTGTACTTGACCATGTTAGTATGGTCGTATCATCTCAAGAGTATGGAGATGAAAGAAAAGCACTTGATGAGATTATGACAAAGCTAAGAACACTTGTTGAAGAAACAGATATAGCTTTGATACTTATCTCTCACTTGCGTAGACCAGACGGTAAAGGACACGAAGAGGGAGCAGCGACTTCACTATCACAACTAAGAGGTTCAGCTTCTATTGGTCAGTTATCTGATATGGTTATTGGTCTTGAAAGAGATGCACAGAATGATAGTCCTACTCTAAGGAATACAACTTGCGTAAGAGTATTAAAGAATAGATTCATAGGTATGACTGGTCCAGCTACATATCTATACTATGATAAAGAAACTGGTAGACTACATGAGACCGAGAAGCCAACTGGCGAAGAGTTTGAAGATGAAACATTATAACAAGGGCGAGATTGATGCGAGTATTTTTAGATGTTGAAACAACTGTTATTACAGATATACTACCAGATAGAATTTTTCTTATTGTATGTAAAGACGACAAACAAATCACATACTTTAAGGAAGATGAGCTTGATAAGTTTGGTGCTTATATTGATAGGTATGATGAGTTCGTTGGGCATAACATTATAGGATTTGATGCACCAGTTATTAAAAAGATTATCGGTATTGACCTACATGATAAAGGTAAAGTCATTGATACTTTAGTTTTATCAAGATTGTTTAATCCTTCTAGAGAGGGTGGACATTCTTTAAAATCTTTCGGAGAGAGATTAAAGTTTGGAAAGTTAGACTTTAAAAATTTCTCTGAATACTCTGATGAGATGCTTGAGTATTGTATCAGAGATGTAGAGCTTACGGAAAGAGTTCTTGGTTACTTGATTAAACATAATCCAGACTTTTCTCGTGAGGCGATTAGACTAGAGCATGATATAGCTAGGATAATCACACGACAAGAGAACAATGGTTTTCTTTTTGATGTAGTTAAGGCAGACCTTTTGTTAGGTAAGTTAAGAGAGAAGATAAATGAAATTGAACAAAAGGTTAGAAAAAGATTTATACCTCTGCCTACTTTCGTTAAGATAGTAAAACCTCGTTATCGTAAAGACGGTTCTCTAAGTACGGTTGGACTAACTAGTCTGGGAGAGGGGTGGGTCAATGTTGTGGGAGATATTTCTCTCATAGAAATGAAAGAGTTTAATCTAGGTAGTCGTCAACAGATTGCAAGATGGCTAAGACATTTTGGTTGGAAGCCGAGTAAATTTACTGAACACGGACAACCAATAGTAGATGAGAAAGTTCTACAAGGTATTAAAGATATACCAGAAGCAGAACTTATTAAAGAATTTCTTCTACTGCAGAAACGAATTGCTCAAGTTGAATCTTGGGTAGAAGCAGTAGCAAGAGATGGGAGAGTACACGGAAGAGTGATAACCAATGGTGCTATCACTGGTAGAATGAGCCATCAGTCGCCCAACATGGCTCAAGTTCCTGCAGTGTATTCTCCCTACGGTAAAGAATGCAGAGAACTTTGGGTAGTACCAGAAGGCTACAAATTAGTGGGTGTAGATGCTTCTGGTCTTGAGTTAAGAATATTGTCCCACTACATGAACGATAAGGAATATATAGATGCTATCATTAATGGAGATATACACACAACAAATCAAAATCTTGCAGGTCTTAGCACAAGAGACCAGGCAAAAACTTTCATCTATGCCTTCATATATGGGGCAGGTGACGAAAAGCTCGGAACTATCTGCGGAGGGTCTAGAAATTATGGCAAAGAGATTAAAAACAGATTTCTCAGCCGTACTCCAGCCCTTGCAAACTTTAGAAAGCGAGTGGACAAAGCTACTGGAAAAGGTTGGCTCAGAGGAATCGACGGAAGAAAACTCAGAATCCGAAACCGACACTCCGCCCTCAACACCTTAATACAAGGTGGTGGTGCGATAGTTATGAAGAAAGCTTTGATTCTTTTAGAAGAACAAGTTAGTAAACATAAACTAAAAGCAAGACCAGTCGCTAATGTACACGACGAGTTTCAATATGAAGTATTAGAAACTCATGCAGAAGACTTTGGTAGTCTTGCAGTTGATTCTATTATCAATGCAGGTAAAGAACTAGGAATTAGATGTCCTTTAAATGGAGAATATAAATATGGAAACAACTGGCAAGAAACACACTAAAAAACTAGACACTTTAATTGATGATATGAATGGTATACTATCTGGTATATCAAGTGGTAAAGCACCAGAAGTTAAAGAAGAACAGATAGATAAGTTCTTAAACAATACTAAACTTGCTTTATTAGATTGGTTACAACCAAGAAAAAGTTCTGGTAAAGGTTTACGAATGTCTGTAATTGGTAGACCTGCTCGTCAACTTTGGTATGACAATCACACCGAAAGAAAGCAAGAGATACATGACCCTTCAACACAATTAAAGTTTTTATATGGTCATGTACTAGAACATTTACTATTGTTTCTTGTTGAAGTATCTGGACATACGGTTACTGCTCAACAAAAGAAAGTAAAAGTAGAAGATGTCAATGGTCATATGGATTGTAAGATTGATGGTGAAGTAGTTGATGTTAAGTCTGCTTCTGCTATGTCATTTAAAAAGTTTAAGAATGGAACTCTTTATGAAGATGACCCATTCGGATACATTGCACAGTTGGCAGGGTACGAACATAACGAAGGTACTACTAACGGCGGACTACTTGCAGTAAACAAATCGTCTGGAGAGATTGCATTGTTTAGACCAGATGAATTAATGAAGCCCAATGCAAAAGACTTAATCAATAACTTAAAGGAGAAACTAACAAAGAATGAACCGCCTGAAAAATGTTATCAGCCGATACCTCATGACAAAACTGGCAACCTTAAACTTCCTGTTGGGTGCGTCTACTGTTCTCACAAGTTTATTTGTCATGCTGATTCTAATGATGGCAATGGACTCAGAGTGTTCAAGTATGCAAATTCCAATGTATTTATGACTAAGGTAGTCAATCAACCAAAGGTAGAAGAGATAACATCACAGTATGAATAGAAAAAAAATAAAAGTATTAAGACGCAGAGCCAAAGAGTTTTTAGTTTTGTGGTTGAAGTCTTTACTTCCAGAAGAAGAACAAAAGAAAGTTAATATAAATAATATATTAAGTCTAATGCCACAACAAACTCATTACATACATAACTTTCAAATACACTTAAGTGCTTGGTCTTTTAAATGGGTAATGAAAAGATTAAAACGAAATCCACATTGGGCATTTGAAGACTTACAACAAAGTGCTGTGCCTAGTGCCAGACAATTAAGAAGAGAGAAGATGATAGATGAAGGTCCGATATCGCTCTAAGTTCGAAGAGAACATTGTTAACGAGATTAAAAAGAAAAAGATAAAGTATAAGTATGAAGAGTATGAGATTGATTATACTCAACCTACTATTGATAGAACTTATTTACCAGACTTATACTTTCCTAAGACAAACATATTCGTTGAGTTAAAAGGAAGATTAACTATCGAAGATAGAAAGAAACATTTATGGATACAAGACCAAACAGATTTTGATATTCGTTTTTGTTTTATGAATGCAAACAATAAAATAAGAAAGGGTTCTAAAACTAAGTATAGTGATTGGTGTGAAGCTAATAATTTTATTTGGTGTGATAAGAATATACCTTTAGATTGGATGAAACAATGAAGATAACTAAAGAAAAAGCTTACATAATACTAACACCTAACACACCCAGAGAAGGCGATGTAGGATTAGAAATGATAAACTATACTGAAGACCCGTCAGTTGATACTATATCATATGGTATTCGTTGGTTGGTAAGCAATAACCCAGAGCTTTTATATTATATAGGAGCTAGAGAAATGGAAATGGAATTAATAAATAATTTAGCGAAAGGAAAAACAAAAGATGAAGACCCAAGCTTACATTGATAAAGCAAAAGATATTGTCTCTACTGATAGAGAAAAAACACACGGTAACAAAAAAATAAACCACGATAATATTGCAAAGATGTGGTCAGCTTATCTTGACTTTGACATTAGCGGTCGTGATGTCGCATTGATGATGGTATTATTAAAGGTTGCTAGAACTAAAGCAGGTTCACATAACACAGATGATTATGTTGACATGGTAGGCTATAGTTCTATTGCAGGTGAATTAGCGGAAGGAGAAACAAATGACTAATAACAACTATCTACCAACGACCTATCAACAATTTATACATGCATCTAGGTATGCAAGGTTTGTTGAATCAGAAAAACGAAGAGAAACTTGGGATGAAACTGTATC